TTCAAATGAATAGAAGTACATCTCCAGGTGATTATAGATTATATGCACCATTTGGTGAAAATTGCGAACAATGTTATTCTTATTCAGGACCAGTTGGTTCTAAATCAGATGTATCATTGGTAAAAAAATTAAATGATTTAACTTTTAAAGATATGGCAGATACAGAATCACAATTATCATGGAGAAATAATAAACTATCTAAATCAAATGATCCATTAACTTTATTAGACAATAACAAACTTGAACATAAACCATCTTGTTCAAATAAATTAACTTCTGAAGATACAAGATTTACACACCCTATTGATAATTATCGTAGTATGAGCTTAACTGAATTAATGTTTGAATCATATTTACATATTAATCCTCAATGCAATATACAAGAATCCGGTGATCGTATTGGATTAAATTCAAGGTTACAATCTAAAGATACATACAAATTAACAAATCAAGTATCGTGGGATAATGGTGATGTATTTCCTAAAGAAATTCCATCTGCTAAAAATATATGTGATGTTTAATATGTATATAATAATTGTATATAATAATAAAATGTATATAATAATAAAATGTATATAATAATAATATGTATATAATAATAATATGTCAAGTATTTTATTTATTATTTAGTTAAAAATAATAAATAAAATGTATATAATAATAATATGTCAAGTATTTTATTATCTAATATGTTTAATGAACAATCCTCAAATAAATTAAATACAATGTATAATTCTAATATTAGTGAAAAAATGAATATTATTGAAAAAAATCAAATAATGCAACAAAAATTAAATCCTGGATTTTTAAATCAATTTGATGATTTAAGATTTGATAATATTGCGGAACCAGTTGGTATTAATCAAGCATTTACAACAATAACTGGCGTTAATTCATCATTGCAAAGAAATTTAGATTTTCAGAGAGGTTATTCACAATTTCAAAAAGATGATATGCATTATAATGTAGTTGATAAAAATGATTTTACACATAATAATATGATACAATATACTTCTAAAAGAGATTTTGATACTAATGCTGATAGAACAATTAGAAAATTAGAAACATTTACAGGTTCGTTTGAATATTATAAACCAAAAAAAGAAGCTAAGCATTTATTTGAACCTATGTCAGATTTAACTTATACACATGGTATGCCAGTAATAACAGATACATTTAAAAATAGATACCTACCATCAAATAAAAATAATAATGGTAATCTACCATTTAAAACAAATGTTCGCGTACTACCTGGTTTAGATAATCAAAATCAGTTAGGTAGTCATTCTGTTTATCGTGTTTTACCAAAAAATGTAGATACACTTCGTAGTGATATAAATCAAAAAATATCATACAAATCTAAACCACTAGAAACAATTAAAAAAGGAGAAATAAGAGGTTCCAATCCATATTTAACAAAATTTAAAATACCAGATTTTAGAGAAACAAAATATGAAGATTTATTACCTTCCAGATCTACAATTGAAGCACCTAAAAATATTGGTAAGTATACTAATATTTTAACAATGAGAAATGAAAATGATACATATAATCCAATAAATGCTGTTAATATAAATATTGGTAATGGTCCTGATAAAGAAAAAACAAAATTTGAACCATCAAAAAAAGAGAATTATTTAAATGATAATATGCATTCAATTACAGGTGTATATAATAAACCAGTTATGACAAATACTAAATCATTTATTAATTATGAAAATCAACGTACTAGTACTAATGTAGAATATGAAGCACCTGTTAGATCTGGACAAATATCAGGATATACTATTGATTATAAAAATGTGCCATTAACAACTTCTCGCGAATTAATGATACATAATAATAATACATTAGGTGTAAATACAGAACAAAAATCATATGTATTTTCTAATGATATGATTTTACCTGTAACAAATAGAGAAATAAAAAATACTCTTGATATATTAGGTCCATGTAATAATATTAAAAATGGATTTTTACAGAATGGTGATAAAGCTAAAATAACACAAAGACAATATACTAATTATTACGATGTATCTAATGCAACTGGTGAAATTAAACAAAATGCATTATATAATAATGACCAAGCTAAACAAACTTTAAGACAAGGTATAAATTATAATGATGTATCTAATGCAACTGGTGAAATTAAACAAAATGCATTATATAATAACGAACAAGCTAAAACAACACAAAGACAATATACTAATTATAATGATGTATCTAACACAACTGGTGCAATTAAACAAAATGCATTATATAATAATGATATTGCAAAACCAACTATTAAAGAAACTACAATTGTATCAAACTATTCGGGTACAATCGGTGTTTGCAATAATACATCTTATATACGTGATATATATGATTTAGCACGTACTACTATTAAAGAACAAACTGAAGAAAATAATCATATTGGACATGCAAATGCAAATAATATGGAATCATCATATGTTAGAGATTTATTGAATAAAGCACGAACTACTATTAAAGAACAAACTGAAGAAAATAATCATATTGGGCATGCAAATACAAATAATATGGAATCATCATATGTTAGAGATTTATTGAATAAAGCACGAACTACTATTAAAGAACAAACTGAAGAAAATAATCATATTGGACATGCAAATGCAAATAATAATGAATCATCATATGTTAGAGATTTATTGAATAAAGCACGAACTACTATTAAAGAACAAACTGAGGAAAATAATCATGTTGGGCATGCAAATGCAAATAATATTGAATCAACATATGTTAGAGATTTATTAAATAAAGCACGGACTACTATTAAAGAACAAACTGAGGAAAATTATTATATTGGGCATGCAAATGTAAATAATATTGAATCATCATATGTTAAAAATTATAATGATATTGCAAAACCAACAATAAAACAAACAACAATTGTACAAACACCAGGAGGAAGAATTGGAAATAGTAATATGGGTAATTATTCAAATTTAACAGATAATATGAAAACAACAATAAAAGAAACAACAATATTAGAAGATTATACTGGTGGATTACATGGTGAAATTGATAAACCAATTTCGCATGATGCAACTAATAATGTGTGTTTAGATGATAGACGAGAAATAACTACATATAACCGAACACCAAATGGAAAACGTGATATAAATGGACCACAAATTGATAAAGATAATGTTAGATTAAATGAACCAATATTATTTAGTTATGTACCACAACCACATAAAACACTCGATCATAGTGTTATGCCAACAGTATCTAGAAATACAATTGAACAAGTATATTCAATGAGTAAACCAGTAATAGAATCTTCATCATATTATATAAATCCTAATTTTATAAATACTTTAAATGATAATCCTTATGTAAATGATATATATCATCAAAAAAATCTATAAATAATTATGCAATTTTTATAATACCAATATTAATATCTTTAATGATATCTTTATAAATATCAAGAATTAAATCTTCTTCTTCTTGTTCATCTTTTTTAATAATCTCGTCAGTATGTGTTAATAAAATTTCATTCATATAATCATATGATGTTATAATTTGTGATCTAGAACGCGCACCTGTAATAATAATATTACCTTTTTGAAAAATAAATATACTTACTTCTTTTTGTTCAGGATTTTCTTTTAGTGGAGCATATTTAATTATAACACATGCGCGAATACATGGTTCATAAGATGATTTAATTTTTTTCTTTAATAACAAATTATATAATTTATCACGATCAATTTGCATATTAACTTTATAATTTGAATTAATCATATCAATTTTAAAATCTTTAACTGTTATTTTATCGGGTTCATCAATAAATTTTATTTCATTAATTTTACCATCTTCCATTTTTTTTGCTTTAATTTCTTTTAATTTATAAATTAGTTTATTTAATACAATATTAATACCTTTAATTGTTTTACATCCAGACATTTGAAAAGAACCATTTTTAAATAATTTTATATTAATTTTACGTACAATATCTAAATCAATACAATCACCATGTTCAACTCTCATTACAACAGTAATTTGATTATAAAAATGATTTTTAGATGTATCTTTTATTTTACTATCTTTTTTAGTACGTTTTGGTTTATTTTTTATTTTTATAAGTGTTCTTATTCTTTCTTGATTCATTTTTACAGTTAATACATCATTTGAGTTTAATTGAAAATATCTCTCAATGTTTGGTATATCTAGTTTAGTATTAAGCTTGCCTGATGCACACATTGTTGATACACTGATGCCAGGTGGAAGATTTTTAATCTCTATTGAATCAACGTTAATATAATCAATAAACGTGAAAGAATCCCATTGTATAGACATTAATACTATTATAAAATATAACTCTTTAAATATCAAAATTCATTTTTTATATAATAGGTAAAATATCATTAATTTGTAATAATAGGTAAAATATCATTAATTTGTAATAATAGGTAAAATATCATTAATTTGTAATAATATGTAAATAAATAAAATAATATATAAATATTTATAATATAAAAAGATGAGTAATATAAATAACTATAAAAATTATACTATGTTTAACAATACAATTATTTATATTATTATTATTATTATTATTATATATATAATCAAAAATTATAAAAATAAAAAAACAAATAAATTTAATTGGTATATAATTTTAATTGTTTTATTGATAATATTATTATATTATATTATTAAAATGCTATTAATATTTAATACACATAATGGTAAAGAATTTAGAACAACATCCTGTTTAATACACGGATATAACCTATTATTAAATAGAATAAATTTACCAATTGAAATAGTAAAACCAGAATTATTAAATAAACCATTTAATGAATTTATAATAAGCACATCGCATAATAGCTATATACCTTGTTTTCAAAATGCTGATATTACATCAACAGATGCAATTAAAAATGCATTAATGTTAGGAGCAAGAGTGATTGAGTTAGATGTATTTGCAAAAAATAATACATCAAATGATGAATCTAGTTATATACCAGTTGTTACACATGGTATAGAAAGACCGTCAAGTGATATTTTTACAACATCATATATTTATTTTGAAGATTGTATAAAAGTTATATCAGAATTTGCTAAACAAACATCAGATCCTATATGGATTGATTTAGAATTAAATACAAATAAATTAGTACAAACACAACAAAAAATTAAAAATATACTTGTAAAATATTTTGGTGATAAATTAATAAATAATGAATTAAATAATAAAAACCATTTTACACAAGAACCAATTAAAAATTTATTAAATAAAATTATAATAACAACATCAAAACCTAAATCTTCTATTACTGATGAATTATCAGAATTAATTAATTCGTATGCAGATGATAATTTTTATAAAAATACAGATAATACAAATAAAATATTAAATAAAATTAAACCAGACAAAATAATGCAACGTATATATCCAGTAGGTAATGTAAATGGACATTTATCAAAAAATTTTGATCCAGAACCATTTTGGAAAAATAAACATCAATTAGTTGCACTTAATTTTCAAACATCTGATAAACATTTAATTAAAAATATAACAATGTTTAAAAAATGTTCATTTGTACATTTTTCTGAATTAAATTTTTAAATTTTCTTTAAAGTAAAATATTTATTTAAATAGTTTAACAATATGTTTATATTATATATAATAAATTATGTCAAAGATTGAACCAAATTTATCTATAAAAGAAAATAATTTAAATATATCAAAAAAATATCCAGTTATTTTATCATTTGATGTTGGAGTAATTCATTTATCATATTGTTTATTAACACAAACAGAATATGTACAACAAAATGATACAATTATTAATTGGTGTATATTAGATTGGAATAATATTGATTTAACAAATAGGTCTGAACAAAAATGTAATTGTGGTGCTAAAGCAAGTTTAACAAACACCGTTAATAATGAAATAAAATATTATTGTAAAACTCATGGTAAAAAAATAGATACACACATTAAAGATTTTAATGAATGTTTTTCATTATATAGTAAAAATAATTGTGATAGTAAAAATACATGCAATTATATTAATAATAAATCAACAATATGTGATAAAAAAATATCATTTATAAATAATGACATGTATTATTGTTCAACACATGCAAAACAAATTTATAAAACATTACAAAAATCATCAGATTTAAAACCATTTAAATTAAAGAATTCATCAACATTAAATTTTGACGATGTTAAGTTTAGATTAATGATGGAATTAGAAAATAGAAAAAATTTATTATCTGCTGATTATGTTGTTATTGAAAATCAACCATCATTAAAAAATCCACGAATGAAATCAATTGCATCAGCAATTTATGATTATTATTTAATTAGAGGTATTATTGATAAAAATATAACAAAATCAAATATTACACAAGTTAAATTTATGTCACCTTCAAATAAACTTAAAATAGCAACTGATGGAGACATAAAACAATTAATAAAAGCAAAAAAAACAGATGATACTAAAGCATATA